ATTTATTCAAAAAAATCATATGGGGCCGATATGACGGGTGCCGTTGAAGTTGCCATTGATACGGCTTCAGGTGGTGTTTTTACTGCCAAGTTTGACCGCCCAAGTGCGGAAAACCTTTATATTCGTTTCGACATTCAAAGAACCGTTACAGGATACGCCTTTGATACGGATGGTATTAAAGACCATATGGCCGAAAACATCACTTACACCATTGGACAATTCGCGCATACGGCAACCATTACACGCAGCGCAATATTGAAGAGACGCTAATCACAAATGTAAATTGGACGGCCGCTTTAATGTTAGCGGCAAGCAAAAGCCCGAATTGCCAAGCGTTTTATAATTTTAGCACATCGAGCGTAACGCTACCAACACAAACACTATACAGCGCTACCAAGTTAGTAACGGAGCAATTGGCGAAGGCATACGGATTTACAAACATTCGGCCTTATTCGGTTTATGGCCCAGGCGAAGCCGCGCATCGTTTTATCCCAACAGTAATACGCGCATTGCATACAGGCGAAAAGATTACATTAGACACCTTAGCAAAGCATGATTGGGTTTATATTGATGACTTTATAAATGCTTTAAAATTAGATGGCAGCACCGAAATAGGCAGCGGCAGAAATTACTCAAATGGATTTATAGTTGACGTTTTGCAAAATATAAGCGGCAAAGAATTAAAATGTGAATTTGGAGTAATTAGAGAGTACGATACATATGAATGGCAAGCCCCAAAAGGCGTACCATGCAGAACAATAGAAGAAGGACTAAAACAAACGTATGAATACTTTACACGAGAGAATAATAGAGATTAGCAAAGCGCATGGCCTTTCGCATCTTGGCAGTTGTTTGACGGCTGTAAACATTATCGATGAGATTTACGCCACCAAAAAAGAAGATGAGCGTTTTGTTTTGAGTTGTGGACATGCTGGCCTTGCGTTGTACGTTGTTTTAGAAAAGTACTTTGGTTTAGATGCTGAACAACTTTACATCGAAAACGGCACGCACCCGAATAAAGGCGGCAAGATAGACGTGAGCACGGGTAGCTTAGGAATGGGTATTGGTATCGCGGTCGGCATTGCTTTAGCTGATAGAACGAAAGACGTGTATTGCCTTATTTCGGATGGTGAGAGTTTTGAGGGTAGCGTTTACGAGGCGCTAAACTTAGCCACCAAACTAAACCTGCGAAACCTCAAAGTATATTGTAATTACAATCACTTTACAGCATACGAGGCAACACCCGAATGGCAGGCTTCTATTTTACAAGCGTTGTGGCCTGACATTAAACTTTACTTTACCAGCGTGAAAGATTACGGATTTGAAGGATTAGAAGCGCACTACATTAAAGCAACATGAGAAAACAATTTGCCACAACATTACTGCGAATGATGCTCGAGGATGAAAGCATCTACCTTTTAACGGCTGACTTAGGCTACGGGATATTTGACGAAATACGCGATACATTTCCTGACAGATTCATAAACACGCAAGCAGCCGAGCAAGCGATGATACTTTGCGCTGTTGGATTGGCTCAAGAAGGTAAACGCCCGTTTTGCTATTCAATTACTCCGTTTCTTTTGCATCGACCATACGAGGCTATTAAACTTTATATCGAGGGCGAAGGGGCGAATGTTGTTTTAGTTGGCAGCGGACGCGGGAGAGATTACGAGCATGATGGAGATAGTCATTGGGATACGGGATGCGACTTTCAAATCAAAAAGTTTTATCCTGAAGAGCCGCAAGATGTAGAAATACTACTCAGCAAAATAGAAGCACCTTACTACATAAATTTGAAACGATGACCATAAAACACATTGACGGCACGCATTCAACGCATGAGTTAACACCCGAATTGCAGCGGCATTTTAACGAGCCGACAAACTATGCGAACGTAATTTTAGAAGAGTGGGAAACGGAACCGTACAAAGATTACATTAAACCTAACTCAACCATTTTAGACATAGGCGGCAATATTGGCTTATTTGCTTTGCATGTGTTACCGTATGCGAAAAGATTGATTAGCGTTGAGCCTACGCCCTCACACATGGCATTACAGCGCATGTTAGTTGACTGCGAACACGAACAAGCCGCGCTAAACAATTACACAGGCCGCGCCACGTTTTGGCACGAGCCGGTAAATACAACAATGAACACGCTACGCAGCGGGGGCGGCACGTTTGAAGTGGATTGTATCACGCTTTTGGATTTGTGCAATAAGTACAACTTAAAGAAAGTTGATTTTGCAAAGGTCGATATTGAAGGCAGCGAGTGGCAGGCACTCACAACCGAGCGAATCCAAGAAGCCGCGCACATAATCAAAGCGTACTTTGTTGAATTGCACCCGCGCACATTAGAAGCTCAAACCGAATTTAAAAACCGATTCGAGGCGGCAGGGTATAAAGTGAAACTTATTGATTTTAACGGCTCAATCTACGCAACGAAATGATAAGAGCATACACAACATCAACAGGCGAGCGGCCCGATATTTTGGGCAAGGGTTTAAAAATAATAGACATTGGTGGGGCTAATAGTTTTGCACATGGTCATTTGGATGCCGTTGTAGACATTCGGCAACCGCAGGCGGGCGCGAACCATTATTTTATTGGCGACATCTGCGAAGACGATGTTTGGGCGCAATTATTTAGACACGTTGCGAAGCATGGCCGTTGGGATTATGCAATTTGCACGCATACCTTAGAGGATTTGACAAACCCGACATTTGCAGCGAACCGGATTAGCATGATAGCCAAAGCAGGTGTTTGTATTACGCCCTCAAAATATAGAGAGTTTACACGGTTTCAGGATACAGGCGCGCGGGGTTTCATGCACCATTTTTGGATATTTGATATTTTAGACGGAGTGTACACATGCTGGCCAAAACACAACTTTATAGAAAACAGCCGTTTCAATTCGATATCGAACGGACTACCAAACAACGAAGAGTTAATTGTTGAGTGGCAAGATGAGATTGGATTGCAGCAAATAAACAATGGGCAACCATTCGGCACGGCAACACTAAGCGGGGAGCAACACATGCAAGAACTTTATACCCGTTTGATATGAAAGTCGTTTCAGTAGTTGACCGCACGAATCACGAAGGCTTTGAACACCTGGCAAAGAGTTTGGCGTTTCACAAGTACGAGCATATTGTTTTAATTGCCCCGTTTCATTTTGGCGGGCAGATGCAGCACGTTTATAATTGGTGCAAGCAGCAACCAAAAGAAACGCGGTTTATCTATTCGGACGGATTCGATACCGTTGCACTTTGGCCAAGCGATGTGTGTGAGTTGCTACTCGATTTTGATGAGTACGATATTCTGTTTGCAGCGGAAAAGGGATGTTATCCGGATGTTGGACTTGCAGACAAATACCCAGAAACGCCTTACGAGTGGCGTTATGTGAACGGGGGCAACTTCGCCACAACATGCGGGTACTTTGCCGCGATGTATGAAGAAAGTCACACGAATGATATTAACGATCAACTTTGGTTAAGTCATTGCTATTTGCGAATTGGCAAGCGATTAGATACCGCGTGTGAGATATTCCAAACGATAGCATTCGAGGGAATAGAAGATTTTAAATACTGGAGCAGCGGCAAACTATTAAACCGCAAAACAAAAACGCACCCGATATTTATACATGGCAACGGGCGCACGGACATGACAAAGATTTACGAATTAATGAACTCGCAATATGACAAAGCCGGAGCCTAACGAAACTCAAGTTAAATTTATGAGCCGTTGCATGATTGAAATGCAAAGCGAATACCCAAACAAACAGCAACGATTAGCCGTGTGCTATACAACTTGGAGAGATGAGCAAACCAAAGATTAACGCATTCTTCAAATCCGAAAGCGGGGTGCATTACCACCGCCTTTATGCGCCACTTAATTACATGGCGAAAAACGATATGATTGGCCTTGCGTTTTTGGATAAGGAAAATCAATTAACCGAAGATTGCACGCATTTGGTAAGCTCGCGGTACTTCCCGTTTAAGCCTGAATTGTTAGAAGAAAGTGCAGCCGTGCTAAAACGTTTCGGCATTAAGTTGATTTTGGATGTAGATGATTGGTGGCATATTCCTAAACACAACCCCGCGCATCAACAATACGAAAACAGCATCGCGGTAATAAAGGGCGGAGTAGAAGTCAAGCGGGTTGGATTGCGTTGGTTGATAGAGCGGTCAATGAGATTGGCGGATGAAGTTTGGGTTACAAACGCACAGCTCGCAAAAGAGGCGCGGCTATTTAATAAGAATGTAAAGATTTACCCAAACGCGATAGACGTTACCGAGCCGCAATGGTTCAAGACGATTAAAGAAGACACGCCAAACGTCCGTTTCGGGTACATTGGAGGCAATACGCATATTGAAGATTTAAAGGCAAGTACGATTGATTTAAGCGGGTATGAAAGTTACACAATCAAAGGCCACGGCTACGCGGATTTGATTAACGCTAAGTACATTTTGCCTGAGATGTCCCCGAATACATACGCCACTCTTTATGATGCTATTGATGTGAGTTTGGTACCATTGCAGCGTTCAGCATTCAACGCGTGTAAATCGTTTTTAAAAATGCTCGAAGCGGGGTTTACAAATACGGCCTGCATCGTTTCGGACGTGTTGCCTTATTCCGAAATTATCACAAAACAAAACTGCATCTCGATTACGCACCCGAGCCAGTGGGCGAAAGAGATTAAAGCAATGACAAAACAAAAGGCGCAAGATTACGCGGGCGCACTTTATGACAGCGTACAACCTTACACAATGGCAAAAAATACGCGTGATTTTAACCATTGAACATATCGCAAAGCGGCACAAAGAATGGCTGAAAATGGCGTTAAGTTTTAACGTTAGCGAGGATGACGCCAAAGATGCCGTGAGTGAGGTGTATGTTAAACTTTGCGAAATGCAATTAAAGGAAGGCAACTTAAACCGGATCGCGTATAAAGAGGATGTAAATAATTGTTACATGTACGTTGCTATTCGCAGCCGCGTATTTAGCAATGCAAAGAAAAACACGGAGTTTACAGACGCGCACATAAAACCCGAAGATGCCTACGATTTGGAACGCGATACCTACGAGCAGCAAAATTTAGATTTAGTAGATGAAGCGGTTAAAGAGTTGCATTGGTACAACAAGCGCATTTTAGAACTCAACCAGGAAATGAGCGTTCGCGAAATTGCAGCGCATACGGGTATACATTACATGAGTATTTATAACACGGTCAAAAAAGCAAAGGAACATGTCAAGAAGAAAATCAAAGGGGCTAGGTGATACAATAGAGAAAATAACAACGGCTACCGGCATTAAAAAAGTAGTTGAAGTATTCTCAGAATTAACCGGCATAGATTGCGGATGTGAGGAACGCAAGCAGAAACTTAATGCAATGTTCAGTTACCAAACAACGCCTAAATGTTTAAGCAAATCACAGTATGACGAAATCAAAAACCTACCAAAAAACACCAACAAATTAAACTTAGCCGAGCGCAAAGTTATTGCGCGGATTCATGCGGACATATTCCAACACAAATACGCGGAGCCTTGCACATGCGCGCCTAAGATTTGGTTTCAATGGTTGGGCGATTTAAACGCGATTGCAGAAACGTATGCAAGCGAACTTACTTAAACCCTATTTAGACCTCGCAAACAAAACGCGGTACTTTTTAATTGAGGGCGGACGCGGTTCGGGCAAATCCTTTCACGTTGCTTTGTTTCTTTTGATGCTCACATATAAACGCGGGCATGTGATACTATTCACGCGGTACACGATGACGAGTGCGATAATATCTATCATAAAAGAATTTACCGAAAAAATAGATTTATACGCGAATGCGGAACATTTCGAGATTAAGCAAAACGAAATCACAAACACCATAACAGGCAGTACAATAATATTCCGAGGCATTAAGAACTCAAGCGGCAACCAAACGGCAAACCTTAAATCTATTCAGGGAGTTACTACGTGGGTATTGGATGAAGCCGAAGAGTTGATGGATGAAGAAACATTTGACAAAATAGATTTGAGCGTTCGCGATAAGAACACGCAAAACCGCGTCATGCTTGTAATGAATCCAAGCAGCCGCGATCATTGGATATACCAAAGGTTTTATGTGCGCGTCTGTAAACTCCGTGTTTTTCTTTGCATTGCTAAATACGCGGCTGCGAATAGCAACGTACATGTAACAATTATTTACATCCTCTTTATACGCGAACCGGATTAGCATGATAGCCAAAGCAGGTGTTTGTATTACGCCCTCAAAATATAGAGAGTTTACACGGTTTCAGGATACAGGCGCGCGGGGTTTCATGCCCCATTCTTGGATATTTGATATTTTAGACGGAGTGTAATCATGCTGCCAAAAACACAACTTTATAACAAA